CACTATTAAAGTGGCCTCAGCTTAGGTCGGTAGGGCCTTATGACCCCATCGATCTTGGGAGACCTGGACATCACCGACGGATTTATTCTGTCGATATGACCCAGGCCACCGACACAATGAGTCGCTCTTTGTGCCGGATAGTGATGAAGGAGTTGGGAGTCCCCCACCATCTGCTCGAAAGGGCATTTGGCGGAGCGATTCTCACTCCCTCAGGAACTATTGTTGTTCCTAGCAACGGGATGCCTATGGGTATGCCCCTTAGTTGGGTCATACTCAATGTCATCCACCTGGCCATTATACGCATTGCGCTTAATGGTCGGCCGTCGTTCGTGGTGAACGGCGATGATGCGGTACTCTGGTGTACTACCACAGAGTATCGTACTTACGAGCACTTGTGCTCCGTATCAGGTTTCGTCCTTAATAAGGATAAAACCTTTATATCCCCGAATTCGGGGGTCTTTAATGAGAGATATTTATCTCTCAAAATCGAGTTTGGCAAAGCCCAGCTCGATATCCGTCCCTTCCGGCCCATACGATGGGTCGTTCCGGAGGACCGACCGAGATCCAGAGAAAACTGGTTTTTCGGTCTTGGTACTTCGTTTGGGAAATACCCGTGGCCCGTGCAGAGAGATCTGCTACGGTACCTCCAGATCGAGAGAAAATCCCGATCTATGGGGATCGATCCCTACCTCCCGGTTTCTTTCGGGGGGTTAGGAATCAGAAACCCAACTCTTGAGGACAGAACGGTCCCCAAGAGAGTCGCGTGCTTTGCTACGCAGGCACACAACTCGAGAACGCCGTCACTTCTTTCGACGTCGTTCTTAGGGGACTCAACCCCTGTATGTGACTATGCCGCTACGCGGTTAGCCACACTATTCGATCGGTTTGAGTGGTATTATATACCCTCTCACCCCGACGAATATGTCACTAATGACGGTCTAGCTTACTTGACGAGGGGCCTTATTGACCTCTATATTCGAGTAGCGCTAGGTTGCGGGCTTCGTACCTCGAAAAGGTCGAAGTCCGTAACATCGTACTTAGGCCGTTGGTCTAAGTACGTTCGACAGAAGATGAAGGTGACCAGCACCCCACCCCTGTCTTGGACGTACAGACAGCTATATGACATGGCTGCCCGCACATTACCTACTCGGCGATCTGTCGAGAAGGTAGTATCAAAGAGTATTTGGGAAGACTTCATTGCTAGGAACAATGGAGAATTCCTGACCTCTGACCCCTTATTTGGGGCACGGTGACCTTGTTGCAAGGCTCCGCTGGACCGTTACAGCCCACTGGGACGGATTCCTC